TTCTCGTGCATCTTCCAGTAGGCTTCCTCTGGAAGACGATTTGGATCCAACCCCTCTGCCAGAATCCGGTATTGATCTCCCAAAGAATACTTCCCATCAAATCCAGCAGGATAGTTGACTGTGCCTCCATCCTTGAGTTTCTGGGTGATCATCGGAGAAAATTGCAGATCTCCTGCTTCCCCAAATTTTGCTTCAAATGCAGCCAGGTCCTCTGGTGTCCACTCGTAGGGTTCTTTCCCACGAAACGTCAAAGGGACATCATCTGCAACCCGGAAGGATCCAGTTACCTCTTTCTCAGGATCCAGATAAACCTGATCACCTAGATCCTTGCGAGCCTTCTCCAACCTAGAGGCAACCTTCTGTTTGTTGTCCTCGTAGTACTTGGCTTTCTTGTCTACTTTCGGTCTTGCTGCCTTGCCAACCTTCGTTGCCTTCGTTGTGGCTCCCATCCCAGCGCTGGCAATGTTATCCACATATCGCTGATATTCCGGTTCCCGGAGCATATTCCGATAACGATCACTTGCTGTCGCAAACGGAGCGACTGGATAGTCCTCATCAAATTTACTAGCTCGGTAGGCATTGACTACCGGAGACATCTCCAGGCCAATATCCACCAGGAAACTACCTAGTGCATCCAAGGGATCGTTGCGCTCCTCGACGGGGCGTCTTCGCGCACCGTATCGATTTCTTGCCATCAGTTTACTCCAGGTGGTGCTGGTGGAGGTTGTGGAGGCTGCAGTTGCTGTTCAAACTGCTGGGCTTCTGCTGCTTCTGAGAGCTTGGAGAGCTCCCGGTTGCGACTAATCATCTGGTAAATTGGAGTTGGATCAATTGGGATCCCGTGCTTGAGCTCGAGCTCTCGGATTTTTAGGAACAGGTCAATTTCCTGCTGATCCCGGTCCCGGTCATCCTTGCGCTTCATCTCTACCTGACGCTGAATCACGTCCATTCGCTTTTTCTCCACCTCCGCCTCTGCCAGCATCTGCTCCGGTGTCTTCTCAGGCTCCTCCGGAGGTTGCTGTGCCATCGCCTGCATCGCTTCGGTTGGATCGTTCCAGAGTCTGGCCCCATCGTGTATTCCCTGGAGCTCCAACATCCTGAGCATCGTCTCCCTCCACTGCTGGAGACTTGTCAGCGGATTGTCCTGGACCCCAAGCAGCTGAATGACCTTCTCCTGCTCTGCCAGGATTAGCTGGTAGGTGGCAATCTTGCTCTGGGTATCCAAGCCTCCCAGGGGAAGGGACACCCTGGCACTCATCTTGGGCCAGCTGGTTGGATCAACTGGGACGTACTGACCCCGAATCTGATAGATCTCCTCGGGAGAGCCGTGGAAGCTTGCCAGCCTGAGAATCTTCTCATACAGCGGCCTCATTCCCGTTTCGGCAATGTTTCTGGCAATGAGCTCCAACCTCGCTTCTGCAGCCCCTCGCTGCATTTCTATTGCGCTCCTTGTAGTGCTCTGGAGATGCTCTGCCTCGAGCCCCTGTGAGGCGCGACTGATGCCTGTCCGCGCTTCGGCAATCTTGTCCAGGTACTCCAACATCGGGAAGACCTGGGAGGCTGTGTTGGGAATATCAATCGGCTGAATTGCGCCAAGCTGGCGCATTGGGATCATCGCATTGAGAGACGTATTTTCCAGAGCGTCGATATCTACAGCCTGCTCCAGATACGCAAATCTGGGGTTGACTGATAGCGACAAAGAATCCAGTTGGTTTCTCAGGAGTGCTGACCGGATCCTTTGCAGATCTCCAACCTCATCGTATAGGCTCATCCCCTCAACTGAATGAGGCAAGGGCTGCATCCGAAATAGGACAAACGGATGCTCATCGACAGGCTCGTTGTTGATGATGTTGTAGGCATTTCCAGCTGTGCAGATCTTGCGGAGTTGTCTGCGTCCTGTTCCCAGGACATCCACCCGGCAATAAGCCTCCACGTAGATCACTTCACGATTTGCCAGATCAGAATCTTCCTCGGTGTGAAACTGATGCGTTGGGTGTCTGAGCAGCCACTCCTCATTGCTTTTGTACTCTTGATCCGGGCCAATATAGTCCTGGAAGCTCTCCAGGGGATATCCCATCTCGATCAGGTCTGATACCCGTAGATGCTGGCGTCTGGCAATCAGCTTTGTCTCATCCTCACTGACACTGTATCGATCAATCAGGAGCTCCTCCGGAGGGACAGATTCAATCACGATCTCGCCTGTGTTTTCTTCCTTTGAAAGATCCAACTCAAAGGTCCCGTCTTCATTCTGCTCTGCGTTGATGATCTGCCAAATTCCCTGCTGGGCGATGTACTGATACGCCTCAGCTGATACGTTGGAGAGCTCCCTCGTCTGGGACTCGGTCCGCTCATCAAAGAAGACCTGGGCGACTCCGGTTCCCTTGATCAACGTGTCCTGCAAAACATCCAGCAACACCCGATAGCCCTGGTTCTTGTCCCGGAAGAGATAGTTGACAAAGTCTGTGGCCTGCTCTGCGACCTCAACGTCCTGGAGCTTGCGGGGTGTGAAGGCAATCGCCTTCTCTGATCCAAAGAAAATTCTCATCAAGGCAGGAAGCACCTGGTTGACTGCATCGTGAAGAGATCGATCCACAATCTGGGATCTGTTCTCCTCCTCCTTCGGAGAATGCCCTGACTCTGAAAACGGATGTCCCAGCCAGTATCTCATCGCTTCTGCTGAATGAGGCGATCGAGTGTGGTCGGTGTAGTCGGCTGCATCTGTCAGAGCAGCCTGGACCCAACTCTCGAGCTCCTCGATGCTCATCGGCTTCAGTTCGTTTGCACTGCTCATTTGCTTTTCCCGGTTCTCAGTTTGGCGGATGCTGACAGATCCTTGTAGTGGAAGACTCTCTCCGAGTTGCGACCGTGACGAGCTCCAGAGTGGAGCTCTCCGTTCGGCATCTTGTGAGTTGCTCCACTAAACTTGGTCCCGTCCTTAAAGTAGTGGACCTGGTTCTTCATTTTTTCTTCTTCTTGCCGTATGCGCCCATTTGTTTCCTGTAGGATCCCATTGCTCCACTGTGCTTCTTTCCGTACATCGTCTTCTCTCGTTGGAGATTAGCAAAATAGACCGAGCTTGGAGCTCGGGCTGGTAATTCCGTCACTTCTTCTTCTTTGCCCCAGCAGCTGCGACCCGGAAGGTCTGGTTGGAAGGTCTCCCCTTCTCTCCTGGTTTCTTCATTCTTTCGCCTGACCCTGCAGCAATACGAGCTCGTTTTTTTCGGATGTTGTCAAAGAGATTTGGTTTTGCCATCAGAGTAACCCCTTAAAAATCTTTTCCAGCACCGGAACACTCATTGAGTTCCCCAGCATCATATACCTGCGAGTATCCGAGGGTCCTGCCGTGTAGTCGTCCGGCAGTCCAAACAATCTCTCTACCTCGGTTGGGGTAAATCGCCTCATACTCCCATCTTCCATCCGCACTGAATTGTAGGGAACCCCTTTGTACATCACTCTGGGAACAGTTCGGGCTGTTGGACGGGATACGTCATATCCGTGCCGCTCAAAGTGAGTGCTACCAGACTTTCCTGCAGGTCGGTTCATATAGTCCACTGCCCGGTCACTCAACTGATATTTCTCTGGGACCTCAGCATCCAGCAGGTCTCGAAATGGGGGGATGCTCTCAGGACGGGAAGAGTCAATCGGGATGTTCGTGAAGAACATTCGAGGCCTGGACATTGAGGAAACGTCCTTTGCATCCAGTATAATGGGCTCGGCTTCCAGAGCATCCCGGATGATCTTTACATCATCGGATTGTATAGAGCCTTTGGGGATCACATTCTCAAAGACGAAATTTCTGGGCTGAACCTCGTCCTTCAGTCTCTTGTATTCCCAGAACAAAGAGGACCGATCACCTTCCAACCCCTTGCCTCCGACATTTCCACGGCTCAGATCCTGACAGGGAGAACCACCACACATCAGATCCACCTCGCCTACCTGATCTGCCTTGATGCCTCTTACATCTCCAAGGTCTGCACTGTCTGGATAATTCTTTTGCAGAACCCCCTTGGCATAAGGATCGATTTCACTGGACAGATACTCTCCCACGGGAATCCCCAGACGATCCAGAGCCACCCGTGCAGCACCCAACCCATCAAACAGACTCAGCACCCGCTGGGGTCTCAAGCGATTGATCCGATCCTGTGCAGCAAAGGCACGGTCTCGGTCGATGTCTGCAGCATACGCAGTCATCGGGTTGGTCGGTTCTCCCAGGATTGCCGTTAAGCGTTCCGGTGAGACCATCCCCAGAATATCCAAGAAACTCAACTCATCCAGCAGCCCTGGCTCACGGGTTGCCCGTATTGTAGAACCCCTAGATCCGTATCGTTTCGCCATTGTTCACCACTTTACCTTGTTGGCCCAGTAGGCTGCGCTCATCTTCCCACGGGAAATATTCTTGGCGTGTCTGGCCTTGAATGATTCTCGACGCTTACGGTAGCTCTCACTCTCCCCCTCCTTCTTTGGGGAGCCACTGATTCCCTGTTGCCCAAAACGGACCAGCTTCACCTGGTTGCCTTCCTTCGCTAGCACAGCGTGGCTTTTCTTCGGGTGATTCGGTGTCCTCTTTGGCTTGTTCACCCCAGCGAAAACCTCTCCTCGGTACGTGATGCTCATCTAGCTCTCCGTTGAAATACCAGTACAGACTCTGGCGTAAAACTCTCCCATTTCTCCACGTTGCTCCACGGTCAGCATCTTGAGCTCCTCCTCAGTGACTGCTTCGCGGAACTTGTCAATCACACAGCTGCACTGCTGCAGTGCGTACTGGCTGGCGATCGGCTCCGGAGAGTGCTGCAACATTGACGGGATGACTGCCTGCATACACGTCCACGTCCAGGTCACCAGGAAGTAAGTGCTGTAGCTCATTTAGACCACATTTACGGCTGCTCGGTTGCGTTTGATTCGATGTCTCCGATACTGTCCTCTGGCATCAATCGCCCGTGAACTCATTGAGATCATCAGAGCATCTGCCAGGTCTGGGCTGTGGCCCAACCGCTTCTTGGTCTCTGCCTTGGACTCGATTGCCAGGGTTCCGTTACTGCGATAGTTGTAGCGGGTTGCTACCAGGTCCCGTACAAGATCCTCATTATCAGGAATGCTGACCTCTCCCTTGAACCAGTCCGCCAGCTGAAACCAGAGCTCTGCCCGTAAATTTGAGTACTTTTCACTCATTGAGGCACTCTCGGAAACATTGACTCCACGAGCCGGGAGCCCGAGCTCACGACATCTGTCCAGTACCCCTGATCCGAGACCTACCGAGTCGATCAGAATCTCCTCGATCGGCAGATACCAGTCTCGCTGGTAGAGCTCGACCAACCGTCCTGCTGTCTGCATCAGATCTAGCTTCTTCCAACTGTGAACCTCCAAAACCTTGCGGCCCTGTCTGACGATTGCCACTGTGGAATCATCTCCGAACCTGGCGATATCGGCCCCAATCACAATTGGTGTCTCTCTCGGCTGGTACACCGTCCGCTGCCTGGCAAGCTCCACTTCGTGCATCCCGATCACTGTATCGTCATCACTCTTCGGAAAGAGGCCCAGGACCCTTACACGAAATTGGTTGCTGTCCTCTGAGCCGTACTTGATCCTCATCGATTCCACGTAGGACTCGCTCACCAGAGGCGAGTCCAGACAGCTGATGCGATAGGTCTTCCAGTGCTTCTTCAGACTGTGGTGCGTGTCGTAGAAGAATCCGGCACTACGGACCCCGTTCCCAAGAAGCAAAAACGTCGAATGCTCTCCGGAGGTTGAACCCAGTGCGCTCTCAAAGACCTGCTCCGGTACTCCGGACGCCTCATCGGCAATCAACAGGATGTTCGTACTGTGAGCTCCTGCCAGCGCCTCTGGCTGCTCTGGACGGCTCAGTTTTGCTGCACAGAAGCTCTCACTCGGAGAGGCCACCAGTTCGACTCGGTCACTCTTGACACTCAGCTGCTCCCGTAACACCTCCGGAAGTTGCTTGATCCAGGATTTGAATTCGGCAAACAAGGCATCGTACAGCTGTCCACTCGTTGGGGCTGTGACCAGCGTCTTCTGGGGGAATCTCGTCAAAATGTGCCAGATCATCGCCCAGGAGGCTGCAGAGCTCTTCCCAGTTCCGTGTCCGCTGACTGCCGAGATCGCCTTGATCTCAGGATTGGCAACGTCTCTCAGGAGAGAGGCTTGCCAGGGCTGTGGTGTGACTCCAAGCACCTCCTCAACAAAGCCAACCGGGTCGGTCCGGTAGCGTCTCTGGAAATCAAGAATATTGGCTGCTAGTTCGCTCATTCGCCTTTTTGTCTGGTGAGGGCAAGACTGCTCAAGCTACAGGTAGACCCCTCTACCTCTCGGAAATCCGAGAAAACAGTCTTTCCCTCATTTGTGTGATTGGAGCGCAGCGTTGGAGTCTCAATACGAGGAGGCCGATAGCGTCTGAATATTGCTCCTCACTCCGCATAACTTTGATTGACCCGGTCCAGCGTCCTTAGTGGCCTCACTTCGAGGTGTCTCAGAGACAACCGAGCTACTCGTGACGCTCCAATTCCTTGATGATCTCGTAGGCTACCTGGGGAAGGATTGCGTTGCCTAGTCCTCTAATTCGGTCCACCCGATTGGGTATCCCATCAGCCACTCGACCCACTGCGGGTTCAGTTTCCCAGTAGGACGATCCGATTCTTTCGTGGCCGCACAGAGGTACTTCCTGTCCAGCATATGCTGGTGACTCTTCGATCCCACCGGACCACAGTCCTTGTATTCGCTCGACCTCGGTGTGGGCCACATCCTCACCCACTCGCTTAAACCTTGTTGTTTTGAGTTCGGGCCTCTGTTTTTGTGGTCTGAACTTACTGGTGTGGGCCACATCTGGACCTGACCTCTCAGGTATCCCTTTTTCAGATCGTGATCGTCTTTCATGTTCGGATTGTGACGGTCGGAAGCATTCGGAGTTGCCCAGACGTTTGGCGATGATCCAGACCCGGTCTCTGCGGTGGAGGGCATTCTTGGCACAAGCTGGAACAACAATCGCCCGCCCGGCGTAGCCTTCGCTTTCCAGGTCAGCCAGCACCTCGTCGAGGCCCAGGGTGATGTGACCAGCAACGTTTTCAGCAACGAGAAAAGCGGGTCTTGCCTGTGCAACAACTCGACGCAACTCCGGCCAGAGGTGACGGTCATCTTCCTTGCCTTTGCGCTGCCCGGCCTGGCTGAAGGGCTGGCAAGGGTAGCCTCCTGTGATGAGATCCACCCCTCGGTAGATGCTTCCGTCAAGCTCGCGGATGTCTTTGTGACAGGGTACACTTGGGAAGCGCTTTGAAAGAACTCTTCTTGGATAATCCTCAATTTCGCAAAATCCTACTGTCTGGTAACCTGCCCAGTTTGCTGCGAGAGCAAAGCCTCCAATTCCGGAGAACAGGTCAAGGTGTGTTCTCATTTTCCCTGATCACCTTGATCGTGACGATCGCCTTGCCTCCCTTGAGGATCGATCTGCGTCTGATCACGAGGTGATCAATCTGGTTGTCATTCACAAAAACTCCTGCATCCTGCATCAGGTCCAACGCACTCTTGGCGTAGTTGTCCAGGTCTGAGCGATGCTTGCTTGGCGGGAACAACTGAATCGACACCTTGAGACGCTGTGTTTCCGGAAAGGTTCCCCGCAGATGCTCCAACTGGGCTGCGTGTTTCTTGTAGTCCCGGCCCTGCTTGCTGAGAATCGATCGGCCCTTGACGGAACGATAGTAGCTGTTGACCGAAACGGGATAGGGAATCTCGAGCTCAATCTGCATCACGTCGAGAGGACCTCCTGGTCTTCCCGCTCCTTTCCCTGATCAACACGTCTCCAAAGTTCTTCTCCAGCAAAGTGT